TCTCAACCGGGGTGTTTTTTACGTCTTCTCCTAACATACACTCTAAGGTGGTAAGTCAACTCCGTAGTCAATGTGCATGATCCGATCTAGAAGAGGGAGGTAGATTTGGTCTCCAAGGGTTAGGTTGCGAATGAGAGAGCACAACTCAGCAATCTCTGAAGGTGCACAATCATACCTAACACACCATTCTGAATCACATATACAGAAGCTTGAAAAGCTTCGTGACGTGTTCATGTCGGCATGCTTGTAGATTGGGTTCGCAACCCCTCGTTTATGGTTAAACCTGTCTCGCATAGCGTCAAGGACACTACTGTGCGGTTCACACACGTATCCAGCTACAACTGCGGAGAAAAACCACTCCATCTTCTCTGTATCAGACAGCAGCACAAATTCCGCTCTGTCAACACCTAAGTGATGCGCCTCCAGTGGGCCGTAAACCACTCCGAAGGACTTTAATAAGGCTCCCCAAACCAGTGGACAGACTAAGCCATGGTCCGCTTTCATGAAACTACGTTTCAAGAAGGTCATACGCGGTAAGCTTGTATGCACGACTGTTTGCACCCGTTGGCCAAAGGCCTCAGCTGCGGCAGCCATGCACGCGTCAAATCCACCCATCCCCTCTGGGTGCTGGCACACCAAACGTGCACCTAACATGGTGCAGTTTGTGTTCCCAATGTTGTTAGCTCCTGTTGTGTCAGGAAGACCAGAGCCCATAAAGAGCGCAGTAGGGGTCAACTTTATATAGTGATCCCTGCAAACTGCATTCTTTTGGGCTGGGTGCTTAATGATCATCGGTTCGACCATAGCCCGTATGGCCATGTCTGCAATCTCTAATGACCGCTGAGCTTTGATCTTGTGAACGCAGGCAAATAGGGTGGTGACACCTGTGTCATTAGACTCTATGTCACTCTCCCCCATGCTCAAACGTCCATCCTTGACGAAAAACAGTGCGCTGTCGTCACTGAAAACAAGGCAGATGCTCCTCATCTTACCATCCCTCGGGGCGCGCATGCAGAATAACTCAACATAATTGGCACAGTACGAAACGTTCACTATGGAAACGTTCATCAAGTTAATGACCACCGTGTCAGTGCTGGCGTCAGGATCTAAGTCGCGAGCTGAAAAAGCCCGGCATACTTGATACTTCAACCACATTGAATCAAAACCACTCGCCACCACCAAGGAATTATAGTTGACGAACAACCGGCCGTCCTTGCCAAATTTGCAGTCCTCATCCTTGAAGCCCGCTTCTGGACAGGACACCAGTGCTGCCTGTGCATGCCTAAGACGGCGCGCGGGTGTGTCGAATAATGCACTCCACATAAGTTCTCTAAGCGTTTTCAACGGTGACGCTAGAGACGCGTAAATGCGGGATATCTCACGAGTTGTACTCATGACAGATTGTTCACACAGATGGCCGATGTTGCTAGCATTGTTCACAATCGTGCGGGGGTTAACAAGCTCACCGGGGGGAAAAATCCCACCCATGAACTCCTCCACAAAATTCAAATCTTGCCTAGCTCTCGACCCCTGCGTAAACAACTGATCCCACACATCCAGTAACCCTCGAGCTAAACTGCCAAGAGCTTCCTGGAAGCGCCTCCACCAGGACTTATTAACCGTGTCCATGTACCCATTGAGTTGCTTGCGCGCTTTACGCATAATGTCCTCTCGGTCATCATGAGCAACTCCGACATGGGCCAAATTCCCCTGAGAATCCTCTGAATCTGCGTAGCTCTCATTTTCCAACAAGCCCTCCATCCCTGGTTCTGGAAGGTCTCCCTCAAAGATATCATCCGCTGGTCCTCCAGTACCTTGTAACAGGTTGAAGAACGTGGCGGATGCTAATGGTGACTCAAAATCATAATCGACTCCGTTGCGACGGAACCCACTTAGATCTGGCTTCATATTAGTGATCTCTTTGAAGGAAGGCAGCATTTGGTCTTGACAAACCCATGCTTGGTTGGTTATGAGGAAACGCTCATAATCCTGACGGTCCTCTGGTGATTCATCGGCTAAGCCTGATGATCTACTCTTGAGTATTCTTGACAGTGCGAAAGAAACATTCTCCGCTGAATACTCGGGGTAGACAAACTCGTTGAAAGGCCTAATCCGAAAAAAGACTGTTTTTCGGCGCTCTGCACCAACACCATCCACTTTAAACCTTGGCATCCCATTGACCCAATGGAACCCTTTCCCTGACACCTTGAACCAATCACGTCGCACCTCATAACTCTTGCCTCTTGTCTTAACCCCCTTCCATAACATGAAGCTACCTGACGGCTTGACCCCACGAAATGGGTTATCGGGGTTGTAAAGAGGAGTAACAGCGGTTGTGGTAAGCTTACGTGCTTGTACCTCAGAGCTGTAAATGAGTGTGTGATGGAGTATGGCTCGGATCTGCGTGAACAACATATTGTTGCCATCAAGCAAATCGAAGTACCCGGAATTGGAGAGCCTATGCTGGATGGCGGTATGGCGGCTTTCGCCGCGCTTGCCCCCAACCCAGTGCTTGACCTCCGCAGCGTGCAAATCCCTCACAACCCAATAATGGGCATTCGGGAACTCACGTGACACTGCTTGCAGGTGTAAGTGGAAAAAAGGATTCTTTATCGTACACGACTGTTGGTCGTCTTCGAACTTAAGACATCCTGTGTGGTGCTTATGAGCTCCTACTATAGTCATCTCCCGGAACACAAACTGGATCTCATCACCATCTTCCGTGATGATGGGCGCTAACGGCTCATAACCCAGAGTGCAGACCTTATTGTTGTACACATAGTAGTAAGTGCCCTCAATCTCTTGAGCATAACATATGAAGTTATGATCGTCGGTATTGGTATAAGAACCATTATTACCGTTGAGGGGTAGTGTGAGAGCTAATTTCCTTATAACTCTCAGTGAGACTTGGTAGCGACCTCCTAGGCATGGAACCTCTATGACATCGTCTTCGAGAGCCACTGTGGTATACCACAGGGTGACCAACACAAATGAGTCTACAAAGTAGTCATCATGCGATGGAACGACCGGTTCAGGGTCGCCTCGATCTGAGTAAAGGTCCACATCAAATCCAAAGAAATCGGAAACAACACAGTACAACTCAAACGCTGTCAACAAATCCACTGCTTCAAACTCTAATGAGCCTGATACGCCGAGAATCCTGTAGGCAACGTCGTCTGAACCGGTCACTTCCCCGTTAGCACCATTTAACTGGGACCGACGGACATCTAAATCTCTACCTAGCACTCCACCAGCAGCAGATGACTCTGCTGCTCTCCGTGCGGCTCTCTTCGCGTTGTTGGACTCCTTATAGGCCACAACCTTCCGGGACCTTGCCGAGTTTGGGTCAGGCGCTTTTAATGTCATCCTGGCCTTATTGGCATTCCTAGAACGGCGTATAGCCTGTCTTAGCTCACGGTCGTCGACCCGACCGGCCACGTAGTCCTTATAAGCAACTCCATTCACTGAGAATATGTAGTTGCTTTTCCCCTTGCGAAGATCCCACTCTATATAAGGTTTTGGTAAACCTTTTACGGCAAAATCTTTTACCACGCCTAAATAATT